GAGGTCAAGGTCAACAACGCCCGTCGCGACGGGTTCTGTCACGGGGCTAAATGATGGCCACCACTACGACGTTTGCATCTCTACAGACGGACCTGCGGCGCTATCTTGAGCGCGGGTTTACTATGGCCTCGGACGAGATCGTCTACGAGCAGCTTCCCCGCCTGATCAATTTGGCCGAGCGTCGCATAGCCCGTGAGCTCAAGGTTCAGGGCCTGATCAACGTCGTGACAAGCACCTTCCAGCCTGGCCTCGCGGTCTACCCCAAGCCCGACCGCTGGCGCACCACGGTGTCGTTCAACTTTGGCCAAGGCACGAATAACAGCGAATACACTCAATTGTGGCCTCGTTCTTATGAGTACATTCGCTCGTACTGGCCCAACCGCGATCTAACTGGTGTGCCGGTATTCTACGCCGACTACGACTACACCAACTGGATTGTCTCGCCGACGCCAGATGCAGCCTACCCCTTTGAGGTGCTTGTCTATCAACTGACGCCCCTCCTCGACGACACCAATCAGAGCAACTGGCTCACCGAATACGCGCCGCAGCTCCTTCTCTACGCCTCCCTGCTTGAGGCGACGCCGTTCCTGAAGAACGACGAGCGCATTGGCGTGTGGCAACAAATGTATGATCGAGCCGCTCAGGCCCTCAATGGTGAGGATCTCTCAAAGATCCTTGATCGCTCAGCCAAGCGGACGGAGGCTTAAATGACCACCTACACAGACGTTTTTGGCGGCACTAACATATATCCGTCTGACGTGTCCTATCTGGCGTTCAACCTCAGCGCCGCTGACGTCACGCTGGCGTGGCCGCTTGAGACGAACGCCCCGAATGCTGCGGCTGACTATGTCGCCGCAAGAATTATGAACGTCAACTCGACTGGCGCGAGCCTCAAGGTTTTCGTGCCCGAGGCCAATCAGGCCAGCGTCGGCGAGTGCTTCCTGTTCAACAACGTCGGCAGCACGACATTTACTGTCGTCAATAGCGTCGGCACGACGATCTGCTCCATCTCTTCAGGCGAATTGTGGCAGGTCTACATGACCTCAAACACGACGGCTGCTGGCGTATGGTTCGCGTATGAGTTTGGCGCCGCGACGTCTACGGCAAATGCCGGAGCCCTTGCCGGTGCTGGCCTCAAGGCCATCACGACCACGCTCAATCAAGCGATCGTAGTCGATGATATAAACTCAAACTATACCCTTGGAGCTGGTGAGCGGGCCCGTATGATCAATTGGGGCGGTGCGTCTGGAACGCTCGCCCTGACAGCGGCCGCTACCCTCGGCGATGACTGGTTCTGCTACATCCGCAATAGCGGAACCAGCTCAATCACAATTGACCCGGCGGGGGCAGAGCTCATCAATGGCGCCGCAACGCTGACCTTGACCACCAGCCAATCTGCAATGGTCATCTGTGACGGCGTCGCATTCTACACCATAGGTCTGAGCGCCAGCGCCACTAGTTCGGCCTTCGATTACACGTCTATCAATGTCGCCGGCACCGGCAATTACACACTCTCTGGCGCCGAGCTAAACCGGATTGCCTACAACTTCACAGGCGTATTAACTGGCAATAGAAGCATCATCGTACCCGTCACCGTTCAGCAATATTGGGTGACTAACGCGACAACAGGCGCATTTACGCTCACCGTTAAGACATCTGCCGGAACGGGCATAGCGGTAGCCCAGGGCGACGCCCAGATCCTTTACTGCGACGGCACCAATGTCGTTACGGGCCAGACGACCACGGGCGGCATTACTGTTCCTGTGGCTATTGCCGATGGCGGTACTGGGGCCACGACAGCATCTGGCGCCCGCGTAAATCTCGGAGGCACGTCGGTCGGAATTGGCGTCTTTACGGCGGCAACTACGTCAGCCGGCCAAACCGCGTTGGGGGCTACGGCTACCGGCCAGGCTGTGTTTATAGCGGCAAATGCAGCGGCAGGACGAACTGCCCTTGGGGCCACAGCGGTAGGTGATGCTGTGTTTATAGCGGCAAATGCAGCGGCAGCAAGGACGGCAATTGACGCCCCATCCAAAGCGTTTGCCGTGGCAATGGGCATCGGGATCCTTAGCTAATGGCGATCACACCATACGTCATTAAGTCTCTACCTGGCATCAAGCGCGATGGCACGCGCTTTGAGAACGGGTTCTATGTCGATGGCCAGTGGTGTAGGTTTCAGCGTGGGTTGCCCCGCAAGATGTTTGGATACAGGCGCATTACCAATGAACTCAATGAGATTTCTAGGGGCCTGAACGCATACAACCAGAACGGCCTTCTCTATATCGCATCCGGCAGTGCAAGCTTTATTGAGCAGTTCTCCGTGAACGCCAATGGCGTCGTCACGAGCGTGTCCGATCGCACTCCGGCAGGGTTTGTTTCTAACCCTGTGAATTTGTGGACTTTTGACGCGAGCTTTGACTCCGTCGGCGTCTCTCCCGGCGCTTATCTGCTTGCTCATCCCGGTCGGAATTTGGCTGAGATCGACAGTTCGGCAACGTCTAACCTGTATTGGGGGCTTGTAAATGATACGGCCGCCTTGACGGCTAATACTGCGCCTGCTGTTTCCGGCGGTGTTGTCAGCCTATACCCCTATGTTTTCGTCTTTGGTTCTGATGGTTTCGTGTCTTGGTCCGTCGCCAACAACCCGAACGACTGGACTAGCACCGGCTCTGGGAGCGCCTACATCACGGCCCAGAAGGTCGTCGCTGCTCTCCCCCTGCGAGCTGGCCCTGGCAACGCACCGGCTGGCCTGTTCTGGTCTCTCGACAGCCTTATCCGTTGCACGTTTGTCGGCGGAACTACAATATTCCAATTCGACACAATCAGCGCCCAGACGTCGATCTTGTCGTCTCAATCCACGATTGAGTATGACGGCATTTTCTACTGGTGCGGCGTTGATCGTTTCCTGCAATTTAACGGCGTGGTTCGCGAAATCCCGAACCAGCTCAATCAGAACTTCTTCTTCGACAACCTTAACTACGCCCAGCGCCAAAAGGTCTTTGCCTACAAGGTGCCGCGGTTCGGTGAGATCTGGTGGTGCTACCCTCGCGGTACCGCGACTGAGTGCACGCATGCCGTCATCTACAACATTCGTGAGAATACTTGGTACGACACCGAGCTGCCCAATGACGGCAGGTCTGCTGGCAGGTTCGCAACCGTCTACCAATTCCCAATCTTGACTGGGGTCAAGCAAGAGGGGGGAACTTATAAAATGTGGCAACACGAGTTTGGCGTTGATGAGGTGGACGGGACAGCCACTAACTCAATACCGTCCTTCTTCCAGACCGCAGACATTTCGTTCGTTGCTGACCAAAATCAGGCTCGAAACAGGTCTATGCGCTGCGCCCTCATTGAGCCTGACTTCATTCAATCTGGGGACATGACCGTTCAAATCACAGGGCGCGCCAACGCACGCGCCCCAGAAGTCACGACAGACGAGCACGTCTTCACTGATGAAGCAAATATCGTGCAGCCATATCAACAGGTCGTCTTTTTCAAAGAGACGCGCCGCGAAATGCGGTTTATCTTTAAGTCCAACGAGGTTGGCGGGAATTACCAAATGGGCCAGTGCATCGCGCATATTGAAGTCAGCGACGGGACGGTGCTCGGATGATCGACCCACGCACAATGACGGTGACGGACTGGACGGACTCCATGACGTACTCTCTTGAGCAATATGGTACGATCAGCAAGTTGCAGAACCCTGCGGACTGGCAGGGCTGGGCTTTAGGTGTTGTAGCTTTCTTTGACGTAGGTAAACAAAACCCGCCAAATCCGCTAAACTATGACGATTGGCAGGAATGGGCTTTTGCTTTCACCCGAGCGGTACAACTGAGTAACTGACATGAACATAAACCTTCCCAGCTATCCGTCTAATTACATGCCATTGGCGCCGGACGCTCAGGATATGTCATTTCGTGGCACTCCGATGAGTATGTTCGCGAAGGGCGGCCGCGTCGGCACGAAGCCGATTTGCATCCGCGTGCCAAAAGAGCACACGGAGAACATGGCGAAGGGTGGCCTGGCAGGGCAGGCCAAGAAGGTCGCGGACGCCGGCGTTCACGGCGACACCATGATCATCCACATCAATCGCAAAGAATACGATCAGCTCTTAGAGCAGTGGGGCGAGCCAACCATCAATCCCGAGACCGGGATGCCGCAGTTCACGCCGTTCTATAAGCAGAAGTGGTTTGCTCCGGTGGCTGCGATTGCGTCCGCTGCGCTTATGGCGACAGGCGTTGGCGCTCCTTTGGGCGCGACCCTACTCGGCACGCTCGGGCTTGAGGGCCTTGCGGCGGGCAGCATACTCGGCGCGTCTGGGGCGAGCATTGCGGGCAACGCCCTCATCGGCGCCGGCGTGGGCGGCCTTACCGGCGGCGCCAAAGGAGCTCTTACTGGAGCTCTCTTGGGCGGCGCTGGAACCATAGGTTCGGCGGCTCTCAGTGGTCTCAGCAGCGGCATCGGCAATGCCCTCGGGGGCGAGAGCGGCAGCTTCAGCAACTTGTTCAGCGGCGGCACTGATGCCGTATTAGGCAAGGGCGGCGCCGACGCTCTAGCAGCAGATTACGCAGCGCAAGTCGCGGCAGGCACGGCTGAGGCAGGGCAGAGCCTTGGAACACAAGCCCCCGGAGCTCTAGCGGGCCTCATGAAGCCGAGCGTATTGATACCCGCAGCAATTCTGGGCGCATCAGCATTCAGCGGGGGATCTAAAAACCCAGAAACAGGCGCTGTTCAAGAGCAGGCCGCTATTGACCCCAATTTGACGCGCCGCCTTGAGGCTACCCCTATCTCGCGCCAGCGCATGAGCCTTAATCCGGCTGACTACTACACTTATGGGAGACGGCCTGAAGCCTCTTACTATGGTGCCGCCCCGGTGACGCAGGCCGCTGCTGTTGAGGAGGAGAGCCCCTCAATCAAGGCTGCTATGGGCGGTCCTCTGAGCCGTTATGTTGGTGGCCCAGGCACTGGTCGCTCAGACAGCATCGACGCCAAGCTCTCGGATGGCGAATACGTCATCGACGCCGAGACGGTGGCGCTCCTTGGCGACGGATCCTCAAAGGCTGGCGCCAAGCGGCTTGATCAATTCCGTGCTAATATCCGCAAGCAGAAGGGCCGCGAGCTTGCCAAGGGCAAGTTCTCCCCCGACGCTAAACGTCCCGAACAATATCTGGGAGCCTGAAAATGGCGTTTCTTAATTTCTTGACCCAAGGCGAGCCGCTCAAGACGACGACGTCTTCACTGACGACGTCGCAGGTTCCCCAATATCTGTCTGATTATCTCTATAACCTGATGTCGGGTTCTTACGCAGCCGCCCAGGAAGAGTACCAGCCATATACCGCACCTCGCATCGCCGGGTTCACGCCTGATCGCTTGACGGCATTTGATATGTCGAAAACTGCGGCGACTTCCTACCGTCCGCAGATGGCGGCGGCTACCCGCACTGCAACGGAAGCTGCTGGTCTGAGCCCAACGGATATGGCCCAGCCGTACTTCCAAGAGGCCGGTCAGAACCTGCCGGACGTTATCAAAGGCTATATGAACCCTTATGAGCAGAACGTAGTCAACCGCATGGGCGACATGGCTCGGCGTCAGATCAGTGAGAAGCTCATGCCTGATCTCGGCGATCAGTTCATCCGTGCCGGTCAGTTCGGGTCTACGCGCCAGCAAGAACTTGCCCAGCGTGGCGTTCGAGACATATCTGAAGGCCTTACCAGCCAGATCGGCGCTGAGCTTGCCAAGGGCTATACGACCGCCGGACAACAGGCTCAAGAGGATCTGCGTCGTCAGGCGTCGATCGGCCAAGCAACAGGTCAGTTGGCTGGCACCGAGATGACAGGTCTCGGCAGCCTTGCTGGTGTTCAGGCTGGTCTCGCCCAGAAGGAGCAGGCGTTAGGAACGCAGGCTGCTGGCGCTTATGAGACGGTCGGGATG